GCCGGGCGCGACCACGGCCATCGCTCCGGCGCCCGTTGTCAGCGTCACCGCCGCCGTGCAGGCGTTCCAGATCAGGTAGCTCTTGCTCACCGACGGGATGGTCACCGTGAAGGGTCCCGCGCCGGTGAACTTGATCATCGCCGCGCGCGCCTCGTCGTCGGCGGCGTTTGCGGTGCTCAGCGCGACGTTGCCGCTCAGCGCCTTGGTCAGCCAACCGGCCACCGCGTAGTCGGCGTGGGTCAGGACGACGTTCAGCTTGTCGCCCCACAGATTGATGTTCTCGCCGGTGAACTGCAGCTCGAAGCGCAGCGAGGCGGACCAGGAGGAAGGCATCAGACGATCACGGCTCCCGTATCTTGGCGGATCCAGTGGACCCCGTTGGAATGGGCGAGGATGTTCAGGTCGCTGACCAGCGCGACGCAGCTGGGGTAGCTGGCCGCTGGCGGCAGGCCCGCCTGGGCCACGGTGAACACCGGCTTCGGCTCGCCCGGGACCTGCAGGCCCTCGATGGCGTCGCGGAAGGATTTCAGCAGGGCGCGCATGGCCTCGGGCACGCCGGGTCCGATCGGATGCAGCATCAGAGCCCCCGCACGATGTCGAAGACGCCGGCCCGCGCCCGCGGCAGGTCGGTGACCAGGGCGCGGGGCGCGCGCGATCGCGCGTCCTTGCTGTTGATCTGCGCCAGGCTCGCCTCGAGCTTGCTCTCGTAGGCCTGCGCCAGCTCCGCATCGCGCAGGAACGGCGCGGCCTCGCACAGCGTCGCGAACAGATAGGCGTCGGGATAGTCCGCGAGCAGCGCATTGGTCGGCGCGGCGTCGGAGAGCTGGAACTTCGCCAGCATCCGCAGCACGAAAGGATAAGCCTGGTCGAGCGGCCGGTCGAAGACCAGCGACGCCCCGTCGATCCCCCAGAACGCCGGCTCGCCGCGCAGGCTGATCAGCCCCATCAGCGCGGGCTCCAGGAACCGCATCGCGCAGCGCCCTTCGGTGCGCACGATCCACAGCGCCATCGGCTCGGCGAAGCCCGTGGGCAGCGGGATCGATCGAAGCCCGACCGTGCCCGTCAGCGCCTGATCCGCCTCGGCAAGCCGCGCCCGCAGCACGCGGTTCAGCCGCGCCTCGGCCAGGGTGATGAATTCCGGCACGCGCGCCGTCAGGCCGGCGCGCACCAGCCAGTTGGCCGCCGCTGCCTGCAGCTCGGCATAGGTCGTGATCGCCATGGGCGTCCCGTCGAAATGAGAATTGGAAAGGAAGGCCCGGGCGGACCGGCGGAGGAGAAGGATCGGGCCGCCCGGGCTGCTAGCGCCGCTCGTTCAGCGCGCTAGTTGTTCGCGAGGCGGCAGGCGAGCTGCGGCCGCAGGGTCTTGTAGCCGTAGAGCACGTCCAGCCGGCACGGGAACTTGTCGTTGTTGATGTCGTACTGGCGCACGATCCGCATCGACACCCCGTCGAACACCTCGCGCGCGGCGAAGTCGACGCCGCGGGGCATCACCATGTCGGCGCTGGCGAAGGCGAAGGCGCCTTTCTGGTACGCCATCGAGATCCCGTGCGGCGTGTTGGCGACGCCGGAGAAGGTGATCGCGGCGCCGTTGGCGGGCGACGCCGACACGTTCTGCGCCGCGCCCGTGGTCACGATCGCCGGGCTGATCGCCATCGTCCCCGCCCCGCCCGCATAGTCGGCCGTCAGCGTGAACGGCTGCAGGATCGCGGTCGCGGCCTTGGTTTCGGGGTGCACGCGGAACACGCCGGCGATGGTGAACACGTCACCGCGCACCGCCGCGCCCGCGCCCGTCGACACCGTCAGGCTGGAGCCGGTCTGGCCCGCGCCGTTGACGATATAGGCGGTGTTCGCCGCGCCCCGCGGGTGGGTGGGCCACAGGGTGTTCTCCATGAAGTCGAAGCCCGCGGTCCGGCCCATGTAGCCTTCCCGGTTCTGCTTCGAGATCGTGGTCTGGTCGTTGAACAGGCCCTTCAGCGCATCCACCAGGTCGACGTTGTCCTGGGTGTTCAGGTTGCAGGTCCGGCCCGCCAGCGGCGCCAGGTTGTCCACCAGGATCTTGCGGCCCTGCAGGACCTTCGAGAAGGTGGCCGCGGAGCCCTGGTTGCCCACCTGGTTGTAGACGTCCTTGTACATGGTCATGGCGTCCGCCTCGATGTTGGCGGCCAGCACGCTCATGGCAGGCTCCAGGATCCGGTCGGCGAACTCGTCGAGCGAAAGGGTCAGGTCGACGGAGGTGAAGTTCAGGTCGACCCCCTTCTGCGTCTGCACCTTGAGGTCGGCCGAGGCCTCGGTGGTGTCCTGGGCGGCGAGGGTCGGGCCGCTGCGGACCACGTACTGGTTGGGCAGGCGCACCTTCAGGGTGTCGCCCACCTTGGCGCCCTGGCGGGCGAAGCTGTCGTCGTATTCGCGCGTGATCGAGCCCACGAAGTTGAGCTTCTGATGCAGCACGCGCAGGGCCTCCCGCGTCACCGCGGTCGGCGTCAGGATGGCGTTGGCCATTTTGGTCCTTTCAGGTTGTTGGGAATGGGCGCGGTCAGGCTCCCGAGGCGCAGACGATCTGCGCGTGCTCGGATGCAGCGGACGTGCGGCCGTCGCTGGTCGGGATCCGCGACGAATGCCGGGTGCTCGTAGCGGGTGGCGGCGGGTCACCGCGTAGCGACGAGAGAACGGCATTGCGCCAACGGAACGATTTGCTAGAACGTAACTAGAACGCCCTTGCCCGGGACGCGGGCGCCCGCCTTAGGAGATCGACGCCTTGGCTCTTGCGGTTCTCGTCGCGCTGGCAGCCCTGGCCCCTCTTTCGGCGATCATCCATTTGCTGACGATTCGAATGGGCAGCGGCCCCGAGGCGGGCGCATCAAGTCGGCGGCGATCGCAGGTCGGCGCCACGCTCGCTCTGTCAGCCGCGACCGCGGTGCTCGGACTGGTGGTCGGGGGACATGGCTATGGGATCACGGCTTCCGCGCACGTGTTCCCATTGGGTGTGGCGACCTACGTCGCCGCATCGATCTGGTGGACCTGGGCGTGGTCATGGCCCGCCTCTCCGTCCTGGTGGCGATGGTGGCTCATCTGGAGTCCGGCCGCGCCGTGGATAGCGCTCTTCATGATGGGGATCTGGGGCGCACTCCACCCTGTGGAAGTGCCTCCCTACCTGGTCCTCGCGCTCTACGCTTTGACGTCGGCGGGCGGCGTTGCTCCGAGTGCGGCGGCGACGATCTGGTTGCGCTATCGGACGATCTCGCGCGATGCGGTTGACGGAATTCCCACTGAACCTCCGGAGCACAGGCCATCCGATATTCCCGTCCTTCTCCTGGGCCTGCCATTGGTCGCGGCGCCGTTGCTGGCCCTTGGCGAGGTAGGCGGCGTGATCTTCGAACTGGCCGTGTTCGCTCACGTCGTGGGAGCCGATTGGCTGTTGATCAGGAAGCCAGCCGCCAAGTTTCGCGGCTGGGCCGTCGCCGGGCTTCAAGTGGCCATCGGGGCGCCGAGCGCACTCTTTGCGATCTCGATGACCTTGCTGATCGGAAGGGCCGGCGACGTCGCCTGGATGGATTTTCCGTTCGTCGTCGCGCCAGCGCTTCTCATCTGGCCGGTCTTGATCGTCGCCCTCGCCCGCGGCCCCACCGAGCCGGCCAGCGTCTGAGATCACCAGATCGGATTGGTTGGCCGGTACATTCCCGGCGGTATCGGATCGACGCCGGGCGGTTCGAGAGGCTTGTCATATCCCCAGGTCCGCGCGTCGCCGACCCGACGCCCGAATTGCTTCTGCGTGAAGTCACCGATCAAACTGTTCGAGTTCGTCACCGTGTAGCCGTAGAGGCGGTGCGCATCATTGTTCTGCTGGGCATCGATACGCGCCGGCGCCACGGCCTGATCGGCGGTCACTCCCGGTAGGAAGGTCGAATAGAGCGCTCTCTCCCCCTTCCCATAGTCCGGACTCTGGGCGGCAGGATCGACCTGCGCATGCAGCCACGGAACGCGGTCGCCGCCGCGATAGATGTAGCGTGTGGCGCCGTCATCATAGTCGGCGAACATGTGGTCCGCAGGGAGCCCAGCTTGGGCCGGGTAAGCCTCGATCGTGACGTGCGTCCCATCTGATGGTCGCAAGGGCGGCGGACCAGCCACCGGTAGCTTTGGAGCCATTTCGAGTGCGGCGTGGTCCTGCAGGGACATCAGAGGTCCCTGCCCATGAAACGCGCCGAGGATCGGCGTGATCGCCGCGGCCGCCCGAGGCTGAACCATCGCATCCTGAGCCGCCTGCCGCATCATCGTCTGCGGATCACCGGGGTCCGGCGGCGGGGGCCCCAGGAACGGGTTGTAGCTGTACGGCCGCACCATCACCGCCCCTTCCGCACCTGCTCGCTGCGGCGGCGCATCCACTCCTTGGTGCCGAGTTCGTCGCGCACGCCGCCGCTCGACGCCGCCGCACCCGAGACGGAGACCGCGGGCCGGACGCCTTGCACGCGAGCGGCCGCATCACCCCGGCCGGCCTGGTCGGCGACGAACGCCTTGTGCAGGATCTTCCAGATGCGCGGGTCCGACGCGTTCTGCAGCTCCTCGAGCGTCACCCCGTGAGACTGCGCGTAGTCGCTGAGCTTTCCGGCCAGTTCCGGCGACCACCCGTCGATCTCCTTCGATAGCGTGCGCCCGGTATCGGCCATCGCCTGGGCCGCCTGCTGCGCGGCCTGCAGCTTTCGCCCGTGCTCATGATGAGCGACCGTGGTCGCGAGCTGTTCACGGGCCTGGTGCAGACCTTCGCGCCGGCGCCATAGCGCCTGGGCGGCTTGCGGATCCTGTCGCGCATAGCCCTGCCAATCCACGCCCTGAAAGCCGGCCAGCTGATGATCGATCGCCGCGAGCTGGATGCGCGCGCTGCTGGCGCC